GCCGAGACTTCCTTGATTCGGACGTCGACCCCGTCGAGGCGGACATCGATTCCGTAAAGCCGGACGTCGATCCCGTCGAGCCGCACGTCGATCCCGTTGAGCCGGAGGTCGATCCCGTCGAGCCGGGTGTCGATGCCGTCGAGCCGTCTGTCGATGCCATCGAGCCGTCTGTCGATTCCGTCAAACCGTCCATCCATGCGCACTAATTGAATCTGAATGTCGACCAAGGCGGCGGCGACGGAGTCGCTGGGAACGTTAATCACAGCAGGAGTCGCGGCTAATTCCGCGCTGCGGGGTCGATGCCGAGGTGTTCCTCTGCGTTTACTCATTGCCTTTTCCATGGAGTCGCACCGAGGTCAGTGCGCAACGACGCCGATCCACTTGGGAATGGCGTCAGCGAGATAGCCGAGGATGGCCAGCAGTCCGGTACTTGCGATCAACATGCCAGCTGCACGTTGCTTCCAGTCGCTGAGGTCGCTGACCCTGGATTCGACCCTGCCAAAACGAGTTTCAACCTTACCGAACCGGTCATCGACCTTTTCGAACCGGGAATCTACTTTGTCGAAGCGCGCATCCACCTTGTTGAATCGCGTGTCTACATTTACCTCGAACCTTCCCAGACGATCGTCAAGGCCGTCGACACGTTGAATAATCGCCACGGTTCTTTCGTCGATCCGCGCCAGCTTGGTTTGCATGTCATGTGACGTTGCCTGCATGTCACGCATCACTGCCTGCGTCTCGCGCGCGGCGAGCTGCATCTCGATCGCCGTAGCCTGCATGCCTTGCATCGTGGCTTGCATAACCTGCATCGTGACCTGCAGGTCGTGCACGGTGCCTTGCATGTCGTGCACGGTGCCCTGCATGTCGTGCATGCTGCCCTGCATGTCGTGCATGCTGCCTTGCATCTCGTGCATCGTGCCCTGGATACCCTGGACAGCGACGAAGAGGGGATCGCCCGGAAGCAGTTCGTGCGACCGGCTTCTCGTGGAACGGGTGGACGGATAGGGCCGATCAGGCTGACGCGGGCCACGTTTACGCACGGGTTGCTCCATGGGATCGCTTCCTGCTGGACGAGATGTCTTAGCCAGGGTCGTGGCTAGCGTGGGCCAGGGGCGTGGGTCAGGTCATGAGAATTCCGACCGATTTCGCTGGCTGTGCTCAGTAGGTTGATGCGTCCGCGGCGAGAGGCCTATCCGTCCAAGGCGACAGATGACGTGGGCACTGTGCCTTAGCCATGCGCGGGCGAAGCCACGGTGGCAGGGTATCGAGTCTGCTCGGGATGCGTGGCCCAGGCCCGCTCTGGACCAACGAACTCATTTACTATTGACGGAAGCCGACTGCGGCGTTTCAGCTTACGGGGAGACAGGGATCGTGTACTCGCTCGCGCAAAACCGCTACCTTTTTCAGCTCGGCGTGTCTTTGATGCTGCTCGGCAGCGCCTGCATTGGCCATGCGTCGGCGCGCCAACCTGCCTCACCGCAGGCGGAGCACTCCCAGGACGTTGCAAACCAAAAAACGTTCGAACATGCCGTCGCCGCACAACACGCCGCCGTAGGCAAAGAAAATTCCACGACCCCGAGCGCTGCCTGGGCTGGCGACTATTATTTCGGCGATGGCCTGGGCCAGAACGTCCACCTATCTGTCTCGCCGCGTTCGGGCATTGCTGCCACGTGGCGGGGCTGTCTTGGTACTTACGCAGCTAACAAGGGAAAGGTGGTTCCTCAAGCGGACGGCAGTCTGCTTCTGAAGTACGAGCAGCCCAACGATCCGAAAGGCATCGGTTTTGCTGACCACGTCATACCTGTCCCCTGGGGCGACCGCATGTACATGATCTCCGAGGGCGAACTTCCGGCATTCGCCAGTGCAGTGAATTTGGGTGACGAGCCGCGGGAAGGCCAATCGGGTTCGTTTCTCCTGCGCCAGGGAGACGAATCGCGCAAAGTACACGGGCTACCCGTCCTTCCACCTCGCCAGCAGTCGCTGATTCGCGAAGTACCGCTCGAAGTCGGCGTGGTCTCAGCGAATCGGCTGCCCAAGAACAATGCCGACACATTCGAATGCCGGTTTCGGCTGAAACTGGATCGCGGTGCTAACGACGGGCTGGCCAGCGGAATGAACCTGGTAGCGATCAGGATCGGTGCAGGAAGTCGCCTCGCCCTAGAACAAACAACACCGACCCGCGCCGTTGGCACCATGAGCCTGTTTGGCGATGAATGCGCAAAGCCGGATCAGTGGCCTTCGACCAAGACTCGCTTTACGACTGGCGCATATCGCGCAACAAAAAAGGAGCCGTAAAAGGCTCCTTTATCGCTTTCTTCAACCCACTTCTCGCTTTATGGAAAAGTGGTGGGCGGTACAAGGATCGAACTTGTGACCCCTACCATGTCAAGGTCGGGGGGCATCAAGGAATACAGCAACTTAGCTTTACGCAGGGCTGCTTTTGATGACGTAGGAATGCGGGCTGCGGCACCGGTGCGTGCTAGTTGCGTGTCAGTCGCAGCGCAGGCCGCTAGCCCCCGGCGAGGTAGCTCTCAATCTCGCTGATGGCTACCTGCCGCAGGGCATCGGCGCTAGCCGCCTCGCGCGTTTGCAGACCTGGCGATCGAGGAAGGTGGGTGTGGATCGCTCTCTGCACCCCACCGTCCCGCTTTGGAAGGTCGAAGTAGGCGTACCACTTGCCGTCTTGGGCCTTGTATTCGCAGCGCACCTCGATGCCTTGGTGACTAAAGACAAACGGGCAATGTTGGTGCTCGGCAACCATGGCGGACCCTCGAGGTGACGTGGTGAGGCTATCAGCACCGCCGCCTCATCGCTACGACCGATCCTCGGAGCCCTTGGGCTTTCGAGGCTTCACTCCCTCATGGGGCATGATCTGGCGACGGTTCCCCGGCCCGATCAGGGCGTGGTTGACCTGCGCCCATCGCTCGACCCATTTCTTTGCCTGGCTCTCCGTCGCGGCGAGCGCACCTTTATCGTGGTGGGACTGCCCGTCCGGGAACACAGAGGCTCGCCACCTTCCGTCAGCCATCTCGCGAACGAGGCCGAACGTGGCCCCGTCCCACTGCGCGAATTGAGCAGCTCCGGGGATGCTTGGTGGCTTCCAGGTAGTCGTCATCGGGGCAGCGTAGCCGCCGGCGGTCTCAGGAACTGATCGGCTCGACCAACTCCGAGCCCTTGTTCCTCGGCGAGCCGACGGCCTTGGGCACCGGGTAGTACGTGAGCTCAGCCTCGGGCACCGTCTGAAGGACCGCGGCCGCCTCGTCGGGCATGCCGTCGCACCATACTGCCCAGAGGTCGGGAGGGATGATCACCGGCTGACGATCATGGATGTCGCCCGAGACCTTACCGGGTTCACCGGTAACGATCGTGAAGGTCTTGATCCATTCCTCGCCCTCGGCGGGCCGCCACGCCTCCCACAGGCCGGCGAACATAAGCAGGTCGCCGGCGGGGTCGCGGATAAAGTACGGCTGCTTGCCGCCCTCTTCCACGCGCCACTCGAAGTAGCCGGAGGCTGGAACCAGGCAGCGGCGCTTCTTGAAGGCCGTTCGGAATGACGGCTTGGTAGCCACGGTCTCGGCCCGGGCGTTGATGGTCTTGGCGCCGATCTTCGCGTCCTTCGCCCAGGAAGGGATCAGGCCCCAGCGCAGCGGCTTCACCTCGTAGCCGTGCTCGCCGCTGGCCATGACCAGGGCCTTCTGGGTCGGGGCGATGTTGTACTGCCCCTCGCGCTGGTTGATCTCGCTGACGATATCCAGCTCGAGCTGGTCCAGCACCGTCTTGGCCTCACGGCTGATGGATACGGGTCCGAAGGTGGCATAGCGTCCGCACATGGCCGAAGGATACCGCTGCAGCGTGACGCGAGCGTCAGTAATCAGCTCTCAGGACCACGTTGGCCCGCCGAATCTCCGCCTGAACGCCGTCAGCCACGTGCTCTTTCTCCGCGACGGCACCAGACATCGTGATCGACGGGTAATTCGTCCGGGGCAGCGTGGCGTGCCAGAAGTAGACACCACCCGAAAGGGTGTATGTCACTTCGACCTTCATTGGTGTCCCGCGCGCGTCGCGAAGGTTGGTCTGCATGGTCGACGCTCCAAGGCTTCTGGAGCCGGTATCAGGCGACGATACCCCAGCGGCGCCGCTCGTTTGTGTAGTTAGGTTTCACCCGTTACGGCCGACGGAAGGCCACGGCTTCCTGGAAACAGGGCGCGGCTGAGAGCTATGCCCCAAGTGTCGAATGTCCGCTGGAATAGGCTGGCCACGACACAGGCCACTGCGAAGGTCAGAGGAATCGCCACCGCCGAGGCAGCGCCTCGCGTCCATCCCATGCCAGCGAGGGCAAGGTAGAGGCCGCAGAAGAAAGTCAGCAGCAGCGGAAAGTGAACGAGGTAAAGCGAGTAGGAGATCCGGCCAAGGTACTGGACCGGCCGGCTTGCCAGGACCCGCGCACCGAATCCGGCGCGCACCGCGTACACCAAGGCGATGCCGCCCAGGACGTTGAATAGGTGCTTACGCATGTAGAAATCGGGGGAAAGCCATGCCGTCCACCCATATATCGGTGACGAGTCATAGGAGCCGAAGGCCAAGGCAACAGCAACAGCCGTAACGACGCTCCACCGGGGCTGCGCAGTCTCCATCCGCGCAAGGTGCACGCCGGCGAGGAAGCCGCCATATAGCGGCCACGAGGTCGGAACCACTGCGGCGATAATCAGCATGACGACGGCAAACAACGGAATGGCCGTAAGCCCACGCGGCGCTATGGCTGCATACCCGAAGACAATAAACGACCCGATCAACTCGATCTTCATGGTCCAAAGGATCGTGACGTAGCGCGAGTCGCCAGTCAGTATCGCCCGATACGCTCCTTCCTTTACGGCATCAAAGACCGTAGGCGTGAAGTTCCAAAACTGCGCCAGCCACGAAGAGCCCGTCATCTGCGCCACAGCCTTCCAAGCCGTGACTCCCGTCGACATCAGCGCGAACGCTAGCAGCACACTGCCCATAATCGGCACTGTGAGCCGCAGGTAGCGACGCAGGGCCTTAGTCGTCAGGTCCGACAGATTCCCCGTTGCGAAGAACTTCTTCGTCAGCACGTACCCGCTGAGGACGAAGAAGATGCATACGGGGAAATTGCCGTTCCACAGATTAGACAGCAGCGGAAGCGCGATGATCCGCTCGCTCCAGCCGATGGGGCCCGCAACTCCGGCGCCTGGCCACAGAAACCTGAAGCCCAGGGGGAAGATCGATATAAGAAGGTGGCATAGCACGACATTCGCTGCCGCGAGGCCCCTCAGCCCATCTGCGCTTACGTCCTTGTCCATGGGCATCCTTTACGAAAGTCCGCATTCTACTGCGGACTTTCCATCGATTGCGCAGCTTATGAACTCGACGCGCCCGGCGCACTCACGACGGCCCCGTACCCCGCCTGGGGCGGAGCTGGCCAGCTCGGACCCTGCTGCGTGAGATCGATTCGGTTCACCGCCACGCGGAATTGCTTCCATGCTTTGAGCAGAGCCGACTCTGCAACTGTCGCCTCGCCGAGGTCGTCAGCGTCCTGCAATGGGGCGATGGCGAGCGTGGCGGCAGCCAGCAGTTGGTTACGCATCGCCGTGTTGCTCGCCAGGGTCTCGGCTGCCGTAGGCGGCATGATCGGCGGAGGTGGCGGGGCGGTGAAGACTCCTCCGGCATAGGCGTATCCGGTTCCGACCGTTTCACCATCGGGCACAGGGATAGCCTCAGAACCCTCGGGCGGCGCCCACTCGGCGATCCCGTCCCAGAGAATCGTATTGATCACGAGGCCATCTTGCACGACAGCGTAGTTGCGCGACTCATTCATTCCTGCACTCCTCAACCAAACTCGTAGATGACCAAAATGCCCGGGGTTCCGTTGCCGCCAGCCGCGCCAGCGCTGCTCACGGTCTGCACTGCGCCGCTACCTCCAGCACCAAAGCCAAAGCCAGGGTTGCCCGCCCCGGAGCCGACTACGGCACGACCTCCTCGCCCGAACAGCGAATCTCCGCCGCCACCGGAGACGATCGCGCTCAACGAGAGGACGAGGTTTGCTGATCCCGCCACGGGCGCTTGAGATGCCAGCAGTACGCCTCCAGTGACCGTCGGATTGACGTTCTGAACGCCAGTCGCGAAGACACCCAGCGGCGAAGGGCTTGCGGATCCTGCACCACCGCCATTCCCCCCTGGAATGCTCAGCAGCGTGCCGAGAGTGGTAGCACCGCCAGCGGCGCCGACGTTGCCGCCCGTGGCACCTCCGTTGCCGCCGGATCCGATCGTCACGGGAAGGCCGCCGGAGAACCCGGACGTGAACCGCGCGCGTGCATAACCGCCGCTCAGACCACCGAACGCAGTGGACTGCTGCGATGCGCTGGTCGCCGGGCAGCTTCCGCCGCCTCCAGCGCCGCCGTTTCCCTCCGGGATAATGCTGTTCGTCCCCGGTGTGGAAAAGTACATTCCACTCGTCGTGAACACTTGCACGTTGAGGAGTCGACCGGTCGACAGTGGAACGCGAAGAAGCTGCCCACCCGTCGCAGCGACGATGCTCCCGGCGTTGATCACGGTCTGCGCGTTGGCGACAGTCACGACACCGAGAGCAATGTACCCCGCATCAACCGTCGGAGTTACCTGCGTACCGGTCGCAGCCGCGACGCCCGCTTTCGCCTGGAGCTGGACTTGCCCGGAGCGTGCCGTTGCCTGCGATGCACCGGTATTGTTCGGCCCGCTGTATGCCTGGGTAGGATTGCTCGCGTTGTAATACGGCAGCGTGACCGGATTGACGTCGTTCTCGACAAACGTTGCCTCGATCAGATAGTTGATCGAGAAGCCGGCCGTCGCTGGTGCCGGGCACGGCAAGACCACCGAGTCGAGCTGCACGCCCTGCTTGACGATGGTGTGCGTGGTATCAGCAGGTAGCGAGCTATACGCCGCCGATTCGAGGTTCTGAAGCTGGTAGATCTCGCCAGGCGCCACGACAACGTTCAAGGCTGCTGGCGTGTTCGGGCCTACCGTTAGACCGGACACCATGCCGCCTGTGCCGAACATGGCTGCCGATAGCTTCCCGAGCGCCACCATCGTGGCCTGGTTCGTGCCGAGCAAGTCGGTTTCGAGCGGAATCTGCCCGGGGTAGACGATTTTGCGATCCAAGAGGTTTCTCCAGGCGAAAAAAAACCGCCTCGATGGGCGGCTTGGGTGATTTGCGCGGCTGTAGCGGTCAGTTGCTAATGCGTGTCCAGACGATCGTTCCCGCGGGCTTAACTGCATCGATCGCGGCGAAAATGTCGGTGTCCGTGACGCCTCCCGTGACCATACCCATCGATGCATACTCGGCACGCGATGCGGTGCTGTAAGCACCGGTGGAGACCCCGTAGCCGGAAACTGAGGCGACACCAGCATTGCTGACGGGGCGATACGCGATAACGAACGCCTGGTACGGCAACGACATCGATCCGTAGGCTCCTGCCACGCCATATCCGATGTTCGGCGCGCCATAAGCGCCAGTGTCCGCAGGTCGTTGCGGCTCAATAATCGTCGGCGCCCTACCGGTCAACGACGTAAGGATGTTGACGATAGCCGGGCGCGTCGCCTTTTCGCGAAAGAGGTTCGCGAGGATGACGAGCCGGTATGACGAGTCGCTCTGACCCGTCTTGCGCTGCACCTGGGTGGGTCCGAAGAAGTCCGCGGCTATGAGGTCCAGCCAGCCATCGGTAGCGGACATGATCCGGGTCTGCAGCTTCGCGTACGCGTACAGCGAATACACGAAGCTGAGGAGCGAGGCGGTGCCGGCGACGACGCCATCGAAGATCGGCAGCGTATCTGCCCATCCGCCAAACCAGCGGGACGGGAGCTTCGCCTTCAGCCTCCCAAAAATGTCGTTGAAGTCTCCGATCACGATACGGTCACCGTTCCCGCGAGGATCCGCTGCTGCGCGCTGGCCACCAGATCGGACGTGCCGCCGTTGACCGTCAGGCCCGTGATGTTGGCGACGCCGGGCGAAGCGTCATACGCGATCTGTACCAGCCTCGTGTAATTGAGGCTCTGACCGAGAGATAGCCCAGCAAGGTAGGCAAGTACCGCGCTCCGGATCGTCGCCTTGGTGGCGACCGGGTCATACCCAGATCCGATCACAGCGGACATCGTCACCGTGGCAGTGAGTGTCGTCGGCGCGAATACAGCGAAGGCGACTGTGAAGGGACGGACTGCATCGATCGCGTTGGCAGCGGACGCTAGGAACGTCGAGCCCGGGTTGCCGCTTCCGTCGTCTACGACGGCGTAGAAGAACCCCGGGTGATACGTACCGTTGTAGTCGGCATTCTCAACCAGCGCAGCGCTCGCACCCACCTTCAGCGAGAGGATCGCGCTAAGGATGGCTGCCTTCGTGGCTCGGGACAGGCTGGCGATGTAGGTGACGAAGCGCGCGCGGAATGCGCTGTCGGTCTCGGCATCCGCTCCCGACGTGAAAGCAAGGGGATTGCTCACGGTGTCGACGTACTGCACGGCTTGGGCAAGAACGCTGATCGCGCCGGCGATGACGTTCCACGCTGAACCCGGGGCAGTGGCCAGCACCGGAATGCTTAGGCTCGCGGTTCCCGCCGGGATCACGTAACCACCGAGGGCGGCGTTGTACGCGGCATTCGTGGTGTCGATTACGACCAGATATCGAAGGGATCCGTCGGCAGTTTGAACCACCGCACCGATGGGCACGACGGCCTGGGCAGTGGCGGTGAACCGCGCGAACGAGACGAGCCCGCTAGCCTGCGCGGCGGGCAGGCGGAAGAAGTTGTAGTCCGCCATCCACGTGTCGAGGTCTGGACCGCTACTGGTAGAAGCTCGGGTCGTCGCCAAGAGGAGCAGGATCAGCCCCTCAAGCCAGACGACGACCGATGCCATGGTCTCAGCCAGCGCGCGAAGCACAGATCCGACGGAAAAGTCGGTGAGGGCTGACGCCCGTGCCTGCACGCTCGTGGCAAAGTCCGTGACCAGCTGGCTGAAGCTCTTCGAATTAACGCTGGGCATGATGACTCACTGGTTGACGTTGAACGAGAGCGTCGCTGGCGTGCTGGTCGCGGCGTCCGAATATTTGATGGAGACTGAAAGTCCTCCGATGAACGGCGATACCGTGATCACCGGCGCCGGTATCCGGGCCACCGAATCCTCGAGCAGGATCTGTCCCCGGATCAGAGCCACGATCTGCGCGGGGTCCACTGCCAGGCCGACGTAGCGAGGCAGGCTGGCGCCGTATTCAGGATGGAACGGGTAGTCAGCCGGCAAGACGGTTCCGTCAGGAAGCACGGCTCGCGGGTTGGTCAGAAGGCGCCTAAGCACCCTCTGCTGGCCGCGCGAGGTTCCCTCGACCGTGCCAAGGTCGGCTGTAGCCGACGCTGCCGTGTCGCTTCCCCAGAAATGATCGATGTCGTTGAGGTTGGGCACGACGTGTCCTTAGATGGGGTTACCGGATGTGCCAGAGCCCGGCTGAACGCCGGTCACCTTTAGGGTGTCGTCGACGCGTTTTCCGTTCGATGTGATCGTCCCTGTATGGGCCTGGGTGCCGTGGACGTTGAAGGCGCCGGTATGCGTCCACGTACCCGCGGACGACAGCGTGCCGTCACCATTGAGTGTCACCGATGCGCCGTGGGCGTCAGAAAGCGAGGCCTTCCCGTCATTGGTCAGCTTGAAGAAGGCGCCTGATTTGTGAAGCAGCCAGATTTCGCCGGCGAGTACCTTCGGCGGAACATCCACATCGTTGAAGAGCGTGAGGCCGGCTATGCCGGCATCCAGAGCGCCATCCTGAAACTCGACCTTCACCTGGTCACCGATGGACGGCGGGGCGAGGATGCCGAAACCGTTGCCGATCATCAGGGCACCCAAGGGAATCCATCCGGATTCCACGCTGTCGGGCGGGTACTGGACCTTTATCGCGTAGCGGGAAGGATCGTAAGCCGTGACGATCCCCAGCTTCGTCCCTACCCTACCCTGGTTCGCCGCCGAAGCGATCCCGCGCATAGCGTTGTGCAGCCGGCTACTCATGGGATGGGGCTCGTCTGATCGGAATGGTTTTTCCCGCGAAGGGACATGGCGTAGCCGCCACCGTTCGACATTGATCGGCTGACGCTCTCTATGAAGTACTTCTGGTCGAACTCCGTCCCAGTGCCGGTGACGTTGACCATCCAGGTCGAATCGAGCGCGTCGTCGGCCGGGAGATCCGCAGAGAACCGCATCTCGTGCGCGATGATCTGGTTGTATAGCGCCCGTGCACGCTGGTTAGCCTGCTCCTGCGTCAGGTTGGGAATGACATAGGAGTAGACCTGTGCCGGAGCACTCGCCGAGCCAGGCTTGATGCCCTTCGCGTTAGAC